CCCGCCGCAAGTTGTGGATGTGCATGATCGTCGAGGGCAACGGCTCGGACGGTCACAACAAGGCGGAGAACATCACCAAGTCAACACTGCGAGGCATCGTCGAAAGCGCGCACAACATCCGCTCGGATGACAGCGGCGAAGCCGCCAACAAGAAGCGCATGCTTCAGAGCTGGGGCGATCTCGACGGCCTGGACTTCGTTGGCCTGATCGGCATCGAGAAGGGTGAGGGGACATACCCTGACAAGAACATCCTGAAGGCCGTCATCACGCCCAACGACAAGCGGTACGCGCAGGCGAAGGCCAGCGGTAGCCAAATGTCCATGAGCAGCATGACGCAAGCCGTGGCGGCTAAAGCCACCGCATCCTCGGCAGCCAAACCGGCCTGGATGCAATGAGCAGACGGAAGGGGGCGGCGGAAGCTGCCCCCACTGTCTATCGCGACTATAGCGAGGGCGAGGACATCAAGGCTGGGGCCAGGGCGATCGGTGAGTTCCTGAACGGCATGAACACCAATCGCCCGATCCACAGCCTGAACATGAACGAGTTGGTCTGGATTTGCACCGTGGGCATCAGCGGCTGGATGAAGAGCCGATCAAAGCGCGTGAGAGAGGATCCGGACCTGTTGCGGGAGTTAATGGCGGATGATGGATCAGACACCGAAAGAGCAAGCGGAACTTGAGTGGGCTCAGCGGTGCATGGGCGAAGCGATCGGCGAGATTGGATATGACGTGCCACCGATGAAATGGACCCGCGAACAAGCCTTAGCGGTTGCTACGGCCGCTGTTGACGGGTTCTTGGCTAAGGACATCCCATTCTAGTGATCGACCTCAACCACCAACCCAAGCTGTGGGAGCGCGTCAGCGCCTTGGTCGATCAAGCGGCCAAGGCGACTGGCGACGCGCAGCCGGCACGCGATTATCTCGGGCCGTCCGCCATGGGGCATCCGGATAGCTGCTTGCGGCAGGCGCAATACGGCTACATGGGCAACCCATTCAACTTCTCAGGCCAGCTTTATCGCTTGTTTGATGCTGGGCACGCCTACGAAGCGTTGACGATCGCAGATCTCAGGCGCGCAGGTTTCACAGTCATCACAGAGCGGCGAGGTGGCGGGCAAATCGGCTTCAGTCTCGCCAACGGCAAGTTCAAAGGGCACATCGACGGAGTCATTGTTGATGGCCCCGAAGAGTTCGGTCCGTACCCGTTTCTTTTGGAACACAAAGCCCTCGGCAAGTACGGCAAGAAGGACTCGTGGGCTCAGGTCAAGCGCGAGGGCGTGCAGAAGGCCAAGCCCGAATACCACGCTCAGACACAGTCCTACATGGCCTATCTGGACCTGACTGAGAACCCGGCCTGGTTCATCGCTCGCCACCGGGACACACAGAAGCTCTTCACTGAAGCGATCCCATTCGATCCCGTCATTGCCCAGGCCATGACCGATCGAGGCGCACAAATCATCCAAGCCACTGAGGCTGATGAGATGCTCCCACGCATCGCAGCCGCACCGGACTTCTACCAGTGCCAGTGGTGTGACTTCAAAGAGAAGTGTTGGGAGGGTGGATGACGATAGATCTGAACGACGCTCCTCGGCAGCAGGAATTGCCAGAAGACCGCATCGAACGCATTCGTCGCGGCCTGGAAAACTGCGCGCCTGCGTTCGTTCAGATGCTGTTCCCAGCGGCCATCATCACCAAGCATGAGGCGCGCGTCGGCAACGTTGATGGCGAGCGTGGCAAGAGCCTGTGGATTGGCCTGGACGGCAACAATCTCGGCCGCTGGATGGACCACTCGACAGGCGAGAAGGGGCATGACCTTATCAGCCTGTACGCGGCGACGGAACGCCTCGATGCGCGGCGAGACTTCTCCAAGATCATGGATGATCTCGAAGGCTTTCTTGGTGGGCATCAGGGCCACAGGTCAGACCGTCAGAAGCAACGCGAAGCTGAAGCCGAGAAGCCTAAACCACCCGGAGATGACGAGGAGTTAGGGGCGCCTGTCGGCACCTGGCATTACCGCGACGAGAACGGAATCATCATTGCGTCGGTCTATAGGTACCGGCTTGAGAGCGGCAAGAAGACCTATCGTCCCCGAGATGTGAAAAATGCCAAGTGGGGAATGCCGGAGGTACGCCCGCTCTATAACTACCAGGGCGTCATGGCCGCCGATCCAGTCATCTTGGTAGAAGGTGAGAAGTCCGCAGACGCGCTTAACAATCTTGGCTTCACAGCAACGACCGCGATGGGCGGCTCATCAGCGCCGATCGACAAGACTGATTGGACGCCCATCAAAGGCAAGCATGTCATCATCTGGCCAGATGCTGACAAAGTCGGGGCCAAGTACGGACGCGAAGCGAAGCGCTATCTCGAAAGCCTCGATTGCACAGTCAATGTCGTTACGTCGCCCCTTGGCGTTAAGGACGGTTGGGACGCAGCCGACGCAGTAGCCGAGAAGCGTGACATCAATGAAATCCTGACCAGCAAGCGTAACCGCGCCCGGCTTTACTCCATCAGCGATCTGTTGGACCTGCCAACGCCGGACTGGCTGATCAGCAACGTCTTGCCCGAGACCGGTCTGGCGCTTCTCTACGGCCCCTCTGGCGCCGGCAAATCGTTTGCCGCGATCGACCTTGCCCTTCACATCGCTCACGGACGTCCATGGCTTGGACGAGCGACCAAGAAAAGGGCGATCGTCTACATCGCGGGTGAGGGACGTTTCGGCATCGCGAAGCGCGCGGTGGCCTGGCACCACTACCACGGTGTTGGGTGCGCTGGGGTGCCGTTCTACGTCATCCCAACGGCCCTGGATCTGCTCAACCCCAAGGTGGACCTAGAGCAGCTCGTAGACAGCCTGACACGCCTCAACGCACCGATCGGCGGTGTTGTAGTCGATACCCTCGCCAGGGCCTTCCACGGCGGTGATGAGAACGACGCCAAGGACATGGGCGCGTTCATCACCAACTGCGATCATATCCGCGATGTCACGGGCGGTCTGATCATGCCGGTGCACCACACCGGCAAGGACAAGGATCGCGGCGCACGCGGCTCCAGTGCGCTCAGAGCGGCTGTCGATACTGAGATCAGCGTCGACCGCATTGAGGATACCGACCTGCTCACCATGCGCATCACGAAGCAAAAGGAGGCCGAAGAGGATGGCCCCTTTTCGTTCCGTCTGATGGGCCTTGAAGACCCGATCGCCAATCCTGAGACGGGTGAGGTGTTGGGTAAGTCGGCCGTCTTGGTGGCCAATCAGGCGCCAAATTGGGTGCAACAAGGCCAGTCGCACATGGCGGTTTGGACTGCTCTAGTCAACAACTCAGAGGGGCTGTCGGCCCAAGAGATTATCAATCAAACCGGGTGTTCCAAGACGACAATTTACCGGATTTTGAGGGAAGGTGAGAAAGAGCGGATTTTTGAACAAGAAATGAGCATTCCCAACGACGTGGGAATCTGGAGCATAGCAAAAACAATGACTTAACATACCCTTTCCCACCATTCCCATCGGTCCTGGGAATAGGTGGCCCAAGAGTCCCACATTCCCCTCCCCCCCGTAGGGGGGGGGGATGGGACAGGACTAGGACCGGGAATCGCCTCGCAGCACCAACCGAACACCAGCGAGGCAAGCCAAGGAAAGGAGACTGAGATGATCGATCTGAACCGTGAAAACACATCGCCCGCCGATGAGCTTCTGTTGGTGCGCGAGCGGATCAAGGAGCTGCAAGCGCGTGAGAAGGATCTGAAGGCAACGCTGATTGCCGATCCGGATACGCGCATGGGGCGCTACGCCGTTGCGTCAGTCGTCGAGAGCGAGAGGGTGTCCGTCGACACCAAGCGGCTGAAGGAGGAGTACCCGGACCTCGCGGACAGATATAGCCGGTCGACAGTGACTACGACGGTCAAGGTCATGCGGCATGCAACCGAGAGGGCAGCGTGATGACCAAGGACGACTGGCGGCCGATTGAGGAGGCGCCCACAGATGGCACGTTCGTTTTGCTTTGGGGGCCAACTGACGACGGGTCTCCCTTTGCTGACGACACTTACGCAAACGGGCATCTCCCAAGCGGTTATGCCGTGGCCTTCTTCGACGATCGTGATGATTCCTGGATCGACAATTGCCTGGAGGACATTTGGCCGTATCCGACCCACTGGCAGCCTCTCCCCGAACCCCCGGAGCCCGCGTGATGGGCAAGCTGTCGCGCGACAAGCCGATGGTGCTTGGGATCGATCCAGGGTTGTCCGGGGCGATTGCCGCCTACGACGGCGCCGGGCTGCGTGTCCAGGATGTGCCAACCTTGAAGGCTTCTAGCCGTGGTCGTGAGGTTGATTGGCCGGCGCTGGCTGACACCGTGAAGGGCATGTGCATGTGGGATGTTCCCAGCCATGTCTTCATCGAGCGGGTCGGTGCTATGCCAGGACAGGGCGTGTCCTCGATGTTCAAGTTCGGTTTCGTTGCTGGCGGCTTGAGGGGGCTGATAGCCGCTTATGAACGCCCCGTTACCTACGTGACACCCGTCGCCTGGAAGCGCGCCCTAGGCGTTCAGAAGGGCAAGGACGCATCGCGCGCCAGAGCCTCTGAGCTGATCCCGAGCGGCGCCCATTACTGGCAGCGCGTGAAGGACGACGGGCGTGCTGAGGCGGCTCTGATCGCCCTGTACGGCTGGCGGCAGCTCTTCGGCGCCCAGCACGAGGCGGGGGAGGCGGCGTGATGGGGGCGAGTTCCTCTGGGCCGGCGAACGCGGTGTTTTTAACCCCCAGAAAGGCGCTGTGGCCGAGTCACACAATCCTCATTCGCCCAGTTACCGGCGCTATGCGCGTGGCCATCAACGGCCAAGATCACGAGAAGCCGATGACCGCCGATCAGATGGTTGACCTGGCGCATCAGATCCTGGGCAGGGTCAGTGAGACGCGGCGGCTAGAGCGGGCGGCGCGGGAGACGGAGAGGGTGGGGTGATGGTGTACAGGACTGTGATGGAGGCGTTGAGCGACCCGTCAGTGGTCCGTGAGCCTACGACCGGCGTGTCGTGGTCGGAGCCGGCGGGCTCGACGGAGGCGACCGTCACGTTGCCTCTCTGGTTCGTCGACGTTCTCACGATCACGCTCGAATGGTCCGCCCAGCGCATCGGCACCGTGAACCCGGAGGTGCGCGAGAAGCTGGACCGGTCGGCGGCCGAGCTGCGCGGGTATGTGGAGGTGGGTGATGGCGAAGCGACGCAAGTCTAGGGGCGGCAGGCCCATGAAGCCGGGCGAACGCTACCCGAGCGGCAAGCTCAAGCCGGCAAGAGACACCGGTACGCCGGAGGCTCAGGCGCGGCGCATGGCGCTGGCGTTCTACCGGGACAAGGACGGCAAGTCACAGATGGGCGACACAGCCAAGACCAGCACACCGCTCGATGCGCTTCTGGCCAACCGGACCATCACGCAAAACCAGCACGATGCAGGTGAGCGCTTTGGCCGATGGTATCGCTGCGTCTATGGCCGTGCCAACGGACGCCGGGCGACTGGCGGTGAGGTGCCGGATGAAATCCTGGCTAAGTGGGAGCCGAAGCTGCGGGACGCCATGGCCGCGCTGCACGATCGTTCACGCGCGCAGCTCGATATCGTGGTAAACATCTGCGCCTATGAGCGCTTCATGCGCTGGGTGCCCGTTCAGAGGCGATTGGTGCGGCATGCGAAGCAGGTGGAGCTTCTGCGGGCCGGGTTGGATTTGGTGGCCGGGGTGCCGGTTAAGGGCGAGGTTAGGAGAGCAGCATGACGGACGATCAAGAACACGATTGGCAACCGATTGAGACCGCGCCGAAAGAGGGCGGGAAGAAAATCATTGTCAGCAACATGAAATGGGAATCAGAGGGTCATTGGAACGCGCTGATGAAGTCGTGGATGACCGTAGACAATCTTCATCGGCTGCAAGGCGTTACTCATTGGAGGCCGCTGCCGAAATCGTCGGATGATTGACCGGTGTACGACTTCGAAGCCAACTGGCAGCCGATTGAGACGGCGCCGAAGGATGGGACGCGGGTCTTGGGCTGGGATGGGGAAAGTGGTTGGTACTCGTGCGAGTTCGAGAAGCTTGAGGGGGCTTGGGTAGCGGTTCCGTTTAGTATCAGCGGTTGGGATCCGCACCATGTTAGCCCAACCCACTGGATGCCCCTGCCGGAGCCGCCTGACGACACCCCTTGACACCCACAACATCTTGTGGCATTACCGAAATGCAGCCTCGAAGTATTGTGCCCGGACCGGGAAATCGGTGCCGGGCTTTTTGATGCCCGTCAATTGGTTAGGAACTAAACCATGCCGGCTCGGAAAACGCCGTCGGCTGGCGGCAAACCTGACAAACTGATGCGCGATGCTCTCATGCTTGACTTGAAGCGTGAAGCGGAAAAAGGCAGCAAAACCAAGCGCTTACATCGGGTGGCGACTAAGCTGGTGGATCTTGCGATTGCCGGCGATATTCAGGCCATCAAGGAAATCAACGATCGCGTTGACGGCAAGGCGCCTCAGGCGCTGGTTGGTGACGCCGACAAGCCTTTAGCCCTGGAGATCAGATGGGCGAAGTCGAGCACGTAGAAATCCCTTACGCCCCTCGATCTCAGTTCCTGCCGCTCCACAATCGAACCGAACGCTACGCCTGTGTGGTCGCGCACCGCCGCGCCGGCAAGACGGTTGCTTGTGTCAACGAGCTGATCAAAGGCGCGGTGACATGCGACAAGCCGAACCCGCGTTTCGCCTACATCGCGCCGCTGTACAAGCAGGCGAAGGACGTGGCGTGGCAGTACCTGTCGGACTACACGGCGCCAATCCCAGGCCGGGACGCGCTGGTGAGCGAGCTGAGGGTGGACCTGCCCAACAAGGGCCGTGTGCGGCTCTACGGCGCTGATAACCCGGACGCATTGCGCGGCATCTACCTCGATGGCGTTGTGCTCGATGAATTCGCGGATATGGACCCGCGCCTGTGGTCTGAGGTGGTCAGGCCGGCGCTGACGGACCGCAAGGGCTGGGTGATCTTCATCGGCACGCCCAAAGGCCACAACGCGTTCTACGACGTTTGGCAAACGGCCAGGGAAGCGGACGACTGGCAGGCCATGATGCTCAAAGCGTCAGAGACCGGGCTGATCGACGCTGACGAATTGGCGGACGCCAAAGCGGACATGAGTGACGATCAGTACGCTCAGGAGTTTGAGTGCTCGTTCGAGGCCGCGATCGTGGGTGCCTACTACGGGCAACTCATGTCGCAGGCAGAGGACGAGAAGCGGATCACGGACGTGCCGTATGAGCCGGCGCTACCGGTAACCACGGCGTGGGATCTTGGGCGCACCGATGCGACTGCGATCTGGTTCGTGCAGCATGACGGCATGAAGGTCCGGGTGATTGATTTCTACGCCAACAGCGGCGTGGGCTTGGACCACTACGCGAAGGTGCTGAAGGAAAAGCCCTACGCCTACGACAACTACCTGCTTCCGCACGACGTTGAGGTGACGGAGCTGACGACGGATCGCAGCCGGCTAGAGACACTGCGTAGCCTAGGTGTTGAGCCGACTGTGGTGCCAAAGCTGCCGATTGACGATGGCATCAACGCGGTGCGGAACCTCCTGCCCAAGTGCTGGTTTGATCGCACCAAGTGTGAGTATGGCATTGAGGCGCTGAAGCAGTATCGGCGCGAGTGGGACGATCGCTACAAGGTGTTCCGACCCAAGCCTCTGCACGACTGGACGAGCGATCCAGCCGACGCCTTTCGCTACCTCGCTGTGGGGCTCAAGCCGCCGGGGCGCGCTAAGCCGTTGCCGAAAATGAACCTGACGTGGGTGACGTGATGGCATTTGAGGTTAGGGGGCTCCCAGCGTCGTTTCGTTTAGCTGGTCACAACGTCTCAATAGAGGTTAGCGGCCCACATTGGGGGCCTGCCAATCAGCGGTTTGGCGAGTTTAGTTCTGTTGAGATGAAAGTGACTCTTGAGGCGTCGTTCGCCAGCGCGTCACGCGCAGCGGAAACGCTTCTGCACGAGATCATGCACGGGGTCTATTGGGCCTACGGCATCGACGACAAGGACGACGAAGAACGCGTTGTTTCGACTATGGCAGCGGGCCTTCAGCAGGTGTGGCGGGACAACCCAGAACTGATGGCTTGGATCACGGAGGCGGTTGCTGATGGATGATCTTGAGCTAAAAGGCATCGTTTCACGTATGCAGCGCGACGCGACCGGCTACGTCTCGTCTGAGATCACGCAGGAGCGCAATCAGAACCTCGAGTACTATCTTGGGGAACCGTTCGGAAACGAGGTCGAGGGCCGCTCGCAGGTCATCAGCCGCGATGTGATGGACGTTGTCGAGTGGATTTTGCCATCCATCATGGCGACGTTTCACGGCTCAGAGAAACCGGTGGAGTTTAGCCCTGTTGGCCCGGAAGACGAGGCATACGCCGACCAGGCGACGGACTACATCAACTACGTCTACACGGTCGACAATCCCGGCTTCATGATCACCCACGCTTGGGTGAAAGACGCGCTGATTCAGAAGGTCGGGTTCGTCAAGCATTACGCCGAAGAGCAGACAAGCTACACGACGGAGCGGTACGAGGGGCTGAGCGAGGATGAGGTAGCACTGCTACTCTCGGATGAGGCGCTTGAAGTTGTGAGTCAGGACGAGCAGACAATCGTCACGCCGGTCATTGTTGATCTTGAGGGACGAGAGGTAGAGGACGTTGAGGTCACGCTGACAAACCTTGAGGTCCGCCGCGCCAAGACGTGGATGAAGACCTGCGTCGTCAACGTGCCGCCTGAGGAATTCAGCATTGAGCGCGGTGCCCGGTCGCTTGAAGATGCGCGGTTCATGGCGCACCAGACTCAGAAGACACGCACGCAGCTCATCGAGGCCGGTTACGACGCCGATCTGATCAACGGCTTGGCGGCTTGGGTGCAGGACGAGCGGGAAACCGAGGAAGAGGACACTCGCCACAACAAGGAGGAGTTTGGCGAGGATCGGCCGGAAGGCGCGGACAAGTCGACGGACCTGATCGATATCCTAGAGGCCATCGTCTACGTCGATTACGACGGGGACGGGATCGCTGAGCGGCGTCGCGTGGTCATCGCGAATGACAACGTGCTGCTTGAGAACGAGGAATTCGACGACCCGCTGTTTACCGATTTCTGCACGATCCCCATGCCGCACACGGTGTGGGGCCTGGCGGTCGCAGATCTGCTGCGCGATGTGCAGATTATCAAATCGTCCATCATGCGGACGGCATTGGATAGCCTGAACCTGTCGATCGACCCGGAGAAGATCGTCGATGTCAATAAGGTCGGCGATTACATGGAGGATTTTCTGTCGCCCAAGGTGCCTGGTAAGCTCTATCGGCAAAACGCTCCAGGCGGCATCGAGTTTCGTGAGCGCCCTTGGGGCGGCGACAAAGCCTTTGCCATGCTCGATTACATGGATCGGGTGAGGGAAGGGCGGACGGGTGTTAGCCAGGTCACCGCCGGCATGAACCCTGATATGCTGAAGGGCAACGTGACCCGCGACGCGTTCAACCAGACGCTCACAGCGGCCCAGCAGCGTGTCGAGCTGATCATGCGCATCTTCGCCGAGACGGCTTTCAAGAAGCTGATGCGCAACCTGCTCAAGCTGGTGACGAAGTACCAGGACGAAGAGCGCGTGATCCGACTGCGTAATGAGTTCGTGCCCATCGATCCGCGCGGCTGGAATGCCGAGATGGACGTGACCGTGAATGTGGGGCTCGGCACTAACAACAAAGAGCAGCAGATGGGTTCGCTGATGACCATCGCGCAGTTCCAGAAGGAAGCGCTGTTGCATCCTGAGGGCCGGCGGATGGTCACGCTGGACCATATCTACAACACGTATGAGCAAATGACGAAAACTGCCGGATATCCGTCAGTTGATCCCTTTTTCCGCGATCCGAGTAGCCCCGAGGCGATGCAGGAGACTCAACAGGCCGGTGGGCAGCCTGATCCGATGGCGATGCAGCTTCAGTTGGCCGCCAAGGCGCAGGAGGCTGAGCTGGCGCTGAAGCGTGAAGAGATGCTGCGCAAGGATGATCGCGAGCGCGACAAGATGGAGGCGGAGATCAAGCTTCAGGCGATCGAGCTGCAGGCTAAGTACGGTGTTCAAGTCGATATGGCGAACATCCGGGCTGACATGGAGCGTGATCGTGAGGTCATCCGGCAGCAAGCCGCTATGAGGCAGGCTGCTATGCAGCCGCGTCCGCCGATGGGGGCTCAGAACGTTGCCTGACCAACTTACGAACGAAGAAAAGCTCCGCCGCGCCGAGCATGCTGATCGGCTCCTCCACGATCCAGTCCTAGAGGCTGCCTATGACGCCGTCAGGACGCGCGTCATGCGCGATTGGCAAAACTCCGGCGATGACGACCAGGGCAAGCGAGAGGCGCTGTACCGCGATGTGAGAGCGTTAGAGCGGGTGCGTCAGGAGCTGGCTACATTCATGGCTGACGGACAGGCAATAGCCGCCAAAGCCAAAACCTAATCCCTGCCACAGACGCAGGTAAACCGGCCGCCCTTTGAGGCGGCCTTTTTCATGTGGAGAACACCATGGCTGAGACCCACCCGGATACGGGAGTCGAAAGCGATGGCTTGAGCGTCAATGAGGCTGCCAAGCACATCGAAACGCTCCTTGGGGACGATGGAGCTACAGACACAATTGACGACGAGAAATCGGAACCTACCGACGACGCACCGCAAGAAGAAGTGGCCAGTGAAGCCGACGTAGAGACCGATGAGACCGCCTCTGAGGAAACCGAGGAAGCGTCCGAAGAAGAACCGGACGCCGAGACTGAGACCGAAGACGAGGCCGCCGAGGAGGATGAACAGGCGGAAGAGCCTGCCATCACGCCTCCCGCCAGCATGAATGACGCCGAGAAGGCCGAGTTCGCCAAGCTGCCACCCGTGCAGCAACAGTGGTTAGCCGAGCGTGAGCACGCAATGACGGCTGACTACCAGCGCAAGACGCAAGAGATCGCTGACAGCCGGAAGAAGGCCCAGGAAGGTTCAGAAGCCCTCGCGCAAGATCGCCGTCAATTCCAGATGGCCCAACAGGTTCTAGCTCGACACATCCACGAGGTTCTTGGCGGAGTCGATGAACGGCAGCTCGCAGAGTTGCGGAACACCGACCCAACCGCCTGGGCCAGTGCGATCGATGCCCGCCAGCGCGCCCAAGGTCGTTTGCAAGAGATCAACCAGTCTCTCATGCAGTCGAAACAGGCCGAAGAGCAGGCAAAGCAGCAAGAGTTCGCCCGCCGCATGGCAGAGGGGCAGG